CAAGATATGTTAGATGGTTTGCCACCTATTTTAAATCTTGCTATAGCTTCTGGAGAAGAATTAGGTTCTACATCCGATATTGTTACAGATGCATTAACTGCATTTGGGCTAAAAGCAAAAGATGCGGGAATGTTTTCGGACGTTCTAGCGGCTGCATCTTCTAACGCGAATACTAATGTTGGCATGATGGGAGCAACATTCCAATATGCCGCACCAGTTGCTGGAGCATTGGGATATACTGTACAAGATACTGCGATAGCAATAGGTCTTATGGCTAATGCAGGAATAAAAGCAGATAAAGCAGGTACAGCAATAAGAACAGGACTAACAAATCTAGTAAAGCCAACGGATGCTATGGCAACTGCTATGGACAAATATGGAATTTCTATAAAAGACGCGGATGGAAAAGTTAAACCATTTCGTGAAACGATAACTATGCTTAGAGATAAACTAGGAAATTTAGATAAAGCTACACAGGCACAAGTAGTTTCTACCATTTTCGGGAAAGAAGCCATGTCCGGATGGCTAAGTGTTATAAATGCTAGTCCTGCAGATGTTAATAAGCTTACTAATGCTATAGATACTAGCAAAGGTGCGACTGATAAAATGGCAGCCACTATGAGTAAAAATGCTAAAGGTTCTATTACAGAAATGAAAAGCGCGTTAGAAGGAGCAGGAATTAAAATTTTCGAGGTATTAGCTCCAAGCATAACGTCTGCAGCTAATAAAATTTCAGAGTTAGCCGATAAATTTAGCAAATTAAGCCCCGAAACGCAGAAAAATATTGTAAAATTTGGAGCTATGGCAATTGCTACAGCAGGAATAACAAAAGGAGTTGGTAGCCTTCTTATTGGAATTGGCAATACAAAAATAGCGTTAGGAGCATTAGGACTTAAGATAGGTGCAACAGCGACAACAACTGCAACGGCTGGAGCTACAATGGCAACAACAGGAGCAAAAGCTGGATTATTAAGTACAGCATTTAGTGGAATTAAAGGCGCTGGAGGTTTGGCCGCAGGTGGAGTTGCAAAATTAGCAGGAGCATTAGGAATGTCTGTTCCTGTGCTAGGTATTGCAGTGGCAGGAGTAGCAGCAGTAGGATTTGGAGCATATAAATTGCACAAAAATTTAAAACAAGATGCGGTACCAGCTGTAGATCTATTTGATAAAAAACTAAAGACTACAAAAACAACTATGGATCAATATGGAAATAAAATAACTACGACAGCAACTAAAACAGTTAATTTTACAAACCAGACTAAAAAAGCAGTAGGACAATTTGTAAAAGATAGCGATAAGGTAAATAAAACAGTATTTAATTTATGTGCTAACCAAACCAAAATTACTGCTAAAACTGCAAAAGATATAGCACAACAATATGTAAATATGGGAAATCAAATTAAACAAGCAGAGGATACAAAATACAAAGAAAGGTTAGCAAGTTTTAAAGAATTTTTAAATAATAACAATACTATGTCTGCAGAAGATAAGGCACAAGCATTACAAAAAATGCAAGAAGCACACGATAAACAACAGCAACAAACAGATAATTATACTAAGAGAATTGCACAAATATTAGATAATGCTAGGAATAACAATAGAGCCATTACTGCACAAGAACAACAAGAAATCAATGATATACAAGAGAAAATGAAAGTGGAAGGAGTAAAAAAATTATCTACTAGTGAACAGGAATCTAAGACAATATTAAGTAGATTAAAACAATACGGAACTAGAATTACAGCAGAACAGGCAAGTGATATTATCAAAAACGCAGAAAAGCAGAGAAGTGGTTCTGTTGATAAAGCTAATCAACAATATAATCAAACAGTAGCACAAATAAAAAAAATGAGAGACGAAGACCATTCTATAACTAAAGACCAAGCTACTAAGATGATAGCTGAAGCAGAAAGGCAAAAAAAAGGAAGTATAGAAAAAGCTGAACAACATAAAAATGGTGTTGTAAAGCAAATACAAAAAATGAATAGTGATACTCTTAAAGATATTGATACAACAGACGGACACATAATGACTAAATGGGAAAAGTTAAAGAGTTGGTTTGCTAACAATCCAATTGTAAGATGGATTAAGTCTAAAACTAGCGGAGACCCCGAACCACAGAAAAAATGGACAGGAGATCGATATTTTTCTGGTGGATTGACATATCTTCATGATGCACCAGGCAGAAACAGTAATTATGAATTATATGATTTACCTCGCGGAACTAGAATATTTAACCATGATGCAAGTCAAGATTTGGTTATGCAAACCGCTGAAAGTGTAGCAACAAAGGTAGCTAATAATGTATTAAAAGGATTTAATGGTACTAATGGAATAAATGTAACACAACATATTTATTCTCCAGTACCAACTCCAAGCGAATTGGCTAGACAATCTAAAAATAATTTAAGAGAATTAGCACTAAATTGGTAAAAGTGAGGTGGTGATATGAATAAAAAAGAAAAATTTATATTTGAAAATGAAAAAGGACTCCAGATAGAGTTTTCTATTTGGAGTCCTTTTTTCTTACAAAATATAGATGGGATAAGTGGATTAAAAAATACTATTTATAGTAGCAAAGGAATGGGACAAGATGGATCTACTAATACAGGTAGCACCTTGGATGATAGAAATATAGTTATTCAAGGTGCTATAACAGAAAATAAAGAATTAAACAGAGAAAAATTATTAAGTATAATAAATCCTAAATTAAAATCTAAATTAATTTATATAGATGGAAATATAAAAAAATATGTAGAATGTATGGTAGAAACTGCACCTATTATACCCAAAGAAAATAATCCTAAATTTCAAATAAGCCTTTTATGTAATAATCCATATTGGAAAGATTATATTGATAGTAAAGTTAATATAGCCTTATGGAAGGGAGACTTTCATTTTCCTTTAGTAATTCCAGTTAATAAAGGAATTACAATGGGGCATAGAGAGCCTTCTTTAATAGTTAATGTCCTAAATAATGGACAGGCTAAAACAGGTATGATAATAGAATTTTTTGCAAGAGGTACTCTTAAAAATCCATCTTTATTTAATGTAAATACCAGAGAGTTTATAAAGATTAATAAAGGAATGGTTGCAGGAGAAAAATTTATAATAAATACTAACTATAGTAAGAAAAAAATATTACAAGAGCTTAATGGTGTTACTACAGATATATTAAATTATTTAGATATTGAAGGTGGAGGAGATACCTTTCTACAGCTAGATGTTGGAGATAATTTATTCCGATACAATGCAGATAGTAATCTAGATAACTTAGAAGTTAACATATATTTTAGTTCACAGTATTTGGGGGTGTAGAATATTAAAAACATAACAGAATTAGAGTTAACTATAAACTATTTAGAAGATGCTTTTTACTCTTTACATAGAGTAAAAAAAATTTGTCCTAAAAATGATGAGAATTATATAACAATAAATACTGCTATAGAAAATTTAATTAATGCTCATGACAATATTTTTAATAAAATAAGAAAATAAAAGAGGTGAGTATTATTGGAATTATATATATTTAACAGGGATTTAGAATTAAAAGGTATATTAGATACATTTACATCTCTTAGATGGATTAGAAGATATTTTAAAAGTGGAGAATTTGAATTACACTGTGCTTTAGATTCTAATGCATTAGAATTGTTAAAAAGAGATAATGTAGTTTATAAAAAGAATGATGTTGAAGCTGGTTATATAGAAACCAGGCAACTAAAAATAGGAGAAGATGGACAAGAATATTTAGAAGTTAAAGGTAAGTTTTTAACTAATTATTTAGATAGGCGTATTAGTTGGGATAGAGTTAGTTTTGATGGGAAAACAGAGAACTTAATGAGGGAATTAGTTTATTATAATGCTATAAATCCAACTAATTTAGATAGAAAAATACCAAATTTAATTCTAGGAGATTTAAAAGGATTTAACGAATCTATTAAATATACAAATAGCTTTGGAAACATAATAGAGCAGTTAGAAAATATAAGTAACACAAACAATCTAGGATATAGAAATATATTAGATATTAAAAGTAGAAAAATATTGTTTGATGTATATAAAGGTGTTGATAGAACCATAAATAATGGGACTATAGCACCTTGTATTTTTAGTCGAGATTTTGAAAATATATTAGAACAGGAATACATGGATAGTTTAAATAATTATAAAAACACTTGCATGATAGCTGGTGCTGGAGAAGGTAAGGATAGAAAAATAACCTCCATAGAAAATGGTAAAGGATTAGATAGATATGAATTATATGTAGATGCAAGAGATATAACTGATAAAGAAGAGAAGAAAAAAACAGTATTAGATTATGATGAGGAAGGTAATGTTACTGGAGAACATGAAGAAACAGAGGAAGTTGAAATACCTTGGGAACAGTATAAGCCTTTGTTACTTCAAAGAGGTAATGAAAAATTATCTGAGTGTGAAGAAATCCAAACCTTTGATAGTAAGATAAATACTAATGGGAATAATGTTTATAAAAAAGATTATGATCTAGGAGACATAGTAACTGTAGTAGATAAGAAGTGGGGGCTAAGAATAGATACAAGAATAACAGAAATAGAAGAAGTATATGAGGAAAAAGGGTTAGAAGTTAATGTAGTGTTTGGAAATAACATTCCTACAATTATAGATAAAATTAAACAGGTGGTGAGATAGTGGAAAAAAGCAGTTTTTTTAATGCAGTTATAGACCAAAATGGTAATCCAGACAGGTTTTATCTAGCAGAGGATTTTGCTAGATATTTTAGTACATTTATAGGAAATGGAGTATTTCCTAATCCAGCAAACCAATTGCAAGTAATGGCAATAGATAACAATATGCAGATAAGAATTAAAGCAGGATTAGCATGGATAAATGGATATTTCTACGAAAACACAGATGATTATATATTTAAACTTGATCCAGCTGATGGAGTATTAAATAGAATAGATAGAATAGCTTTAAGATTAGATTTTTTAGAAAGAAGAATAAAGGCAGTAGTAAAAAAAGGGCAATATGGGAGTAATCCAATAGCTCCAGCACTCCAACGCAATGCAGATGCTTATGAAATTGCTATAGCAGATGTATATGTAAGGGCAGGGGTAATAGCTATACTACAAAGCAATATAACAGATACAAGATTAAATTCAAATGTTTGTGGTATTGTACATGGGACTATATCACAAGTAGATACTACAGAAATATTTAGGCAGTACCAAGCATGGTTTTTAGAGAATAAATCTAAACATGAAAAAGACTTCGAAGTTTGGATGAATGAATTTAAAATAGTCACAGGAAAGAGATTTACTGATTGGGTGGATGATTTGAAAAATTCTCTAGATCCCAACGAAGATATTGCCGCACAATTGCAGATGCAGATATCAGAAAATAAGTTACAATTGGCTGATATCACGACATACTCTACCTATAAATTAAATAAAGATGAAAATGATATTTATACTGAAATACAACACAAAAGAAAAGATGGAAAACTTATTGGAAAATCTATTCTTAGTGGTGGTACTTCACCTAAATATAGTATAAGAACTGAAACTTATTATAAAGAAGATGGAATTACAGTAGATAAAACTTTAGCTTATACCTTACTGTATGATGCTGATGATAACCTTATAAGTGAGGTGTTAGCATGATAGACATACGAGAACACAATATAGGTGGAACGGGATTAAAAAAGACCGATAGATTAGCGTTAATAAATATTATAAATAAAGCAGAAGCTAATGAATCTACCATTAAAGCTAATATAGCTAACGCTTTAAATACTAAAACAGGAAGTAATTTAACCAATAATAGAACATGGATGGACATTCAAAATACTATAAGTAATATGAAGATTAAACAGTGGGATAGTGGAGTATTGGATTCTTATTCTGGAGTAGTAAAAGTAAATCTAAATTTTATTCCTTCAATTTTATTAGCTTCAACAAGTATTGGTTCAGGGTATGCAAGTGCACTAATTAATAATAAATGGATGAAGCTTGATAATTATTCCAGTAGTTTGTTTAGACGATATACTTCAAGTCCTGCGACAAAACAATTAGAGTTAGATACGGATGTTTTAATAGCTGGATATAGATTCTATTGGGTAGCTATAGAATAGGAGGTGCTAAATGTTAGATAGTAATGCAAAAATAAAAGATATAATAAATGCTTTACAGGATATGCAAGGAATTAATCAAAAAGAGGATTTTAAAAGTGCTTTAGTTACTAAAGGTGTTAATGCTATAAGTACAGATAATATAGCGCAATTAATAAGTAAATTAAATAATTCTAATCTAGTATTAGATGGAAGAAAAACGGCACAAGGGACAATGAACATATCTGAAAATAATCCAATTATAAGTATAAATAATTTAGCATTTAAGCCAAGAATAATAATAATAGAATTTGACGATTCAAATGATATAGTAAAATATTATATTGATACATCATCTATATTTTTTAATGAACGAGGGCAAAAAGAATATATATCATACAAAGCGGTAGGATGTTCATTTGGAAACTTATCTAATTCAGATATGATTAATACTCGTCAATTTAGTAATCTTATTGTAAGTGATAATGGTATTTCTGTTAGACCCTCAATATATTATTCGCCTAGTAAAGTATTGAAAGTTTATTGGCTAATTGTTGAGTAGGAAGGAGGGATTTTATTGGAAAGAGGGAGCTTGATAATTTATGATAATAATGGTGTTATATGGTATAACTCTGGAGATGCTAAAGGTAGTATATTACCACATGACCCACCAAATGGATTACCATATATAATAACAGAGTATGGAGAATTAAATGATAAAATAGTAAAAGGGATAGATATAAATGTTGAACCGCATAAATTAATTTTAGAAGATATTCCGCACATGGAAACGGAAGAAGAAAAGCTAAAAAAGGAATTATTAGAAGCACAATCTACAATAGTAGATTTAAAATATAAAGAAGTATTAAATAATATAAATGAAAAGGAAGGTAAATAATATGATTTTATATGATTTATTAAAAAATTTAATCAATAACAATTACTATGAAAAGGAAGACATAAATAATAAGCTAAATGTATTTTATACTTTTAACCAGATTAACTTAGAACAGTATAGTGAATTAATGGCTAAAGTTAATCCAGCTGAAAAAGAAGATTCAGAAAACAAAGAATTAAATGCAGAAGATACTACAGAAAAAGTTGTTACACAATAGATAATTAAGGCGACATAAATAATTTTATAAAGGCAAAGCAAGGACTATATCAGGTCTTTTTATTTTGCCTATTTTTAATTTAAGAAGTGAATTATTAATTATAATTTGGTATTATAAAGTGGTAAGTATAAATTATAGTTACATGGGAGGGATTGTTATATGAGTAAATTGGATAAATATATTGAATTAATATTTGTGGGAATAATTACAGCTTTATTATACTATTTTACATATATGTTTCAAGTAGGGTATTTATCTTATTATAATATTCCAAGTGCATTTGTAGAAATTAATTCATCCATTGTTATAAGAAGAATTATATTTTTATTTACTATTACCACTTTAGTTTTACTATCTACACAAGGAATTTTTAGTGTTTTAGTAGATATATTTCCAAAATGGATTTCTAATGATATTAAAATATTATCAGTTTGCTTATCAGGTATACTTTGGTTAAGTTCTGTTAGTGCAAAATATCATAAAATTCCTAGTATGCTAATTTTATTGATAATTATTTTTATATTAAAAATATGTCAAATTAGGGTAAAATATAAACAAAGAAACATTGAAAAAGAAATAGCAAATAAAAATACACCAATGTTTTTTGATGGTATAATAAAAAATCATCCTAAAATTTATAATATATTAATATGTATGATTATAATTATGTTTATAGGTGATCTAGTTAAAAATATAGGAGGTTTAATTGTAGAACTTAATCCAAGAGAAATTGAGATTAATATAAATAACAGAAGAGCAATCGTGGTTTCAGAGTATAGATCTAAATTAATTATAAAATATAAAAAAGCTAATTCAAAGGAACTTGAAGATGAGTTTAATATCATAGAAATAAAAGATGACTTTAAAATGATTTTTAATAAGGAAAAAGGAGTATTTAATATAGCTCCTTTCTAACTATATTTTGGAGGTGTAATGTGGAATTAAAAGTATGCGAGGAAAAACATAAAAGGATAGAAGAAAAAATAAATGTCCATGATATTAGGATTAATGACCATTCAAAGAGAATTGATAAGATAGAACAAAATCAATCTAGGACAGATGCTAAAATTGAAAATTTGTGCGACCAGTTAAAACAATTAATAAGCATAATGAAATGGTATATAGGAGTATCGGTAGGAGCTTTAGTAAGCTTCTTTTTTTATGCAATTCAGCACAATTTATTTAAATAGAAAGGTGGCTATATAATATGAAAGAAAATAATATGGATTTTCTAAAACAGTTCTTACAGATAAAAAAGATTATAGCATTATTAACTACTATAGTATTCTGTATTTTAGCACTAAAAACTAATATATCAAGTACAGAGTTTCTTTCTGTATTTACTTTAATAATAGGATTTTATTTTGGACAGTCTAGTGCTAGACAAGCAGTAAAAGAAAGCAAAGAGCAGGAATAATCCTGTTCTTTTTTAGTTAAATTTAGAGGAGGTAATTTTAATATGTTATTTAATTTGAATCCAGGACACACATTAAGCGGTGGAGATGTAGGAACTAGAGGAATAAATGGATTAAAAGAAGAAGTGTTAACAAGGCAATTAGTAGGAGAAATAGATAAGGAATTAAGAGGTAGAGGACATAGAACCAATATATGTAGAGTAGATTATGCATCAACATTACAAGAAAGTTTAAATAATCAGGTAGCTTTATGTAACTCAGTAAATGCAGATTTAAATATTTGTATACATTTTAATACAACAGTAGGTGGTTATGGATCAGAAGTGTATACTTATGGCGGTAAATATTTAGTAGAAGCAGATAGGGTATTAAAACAGTTGAATAATTTAGGATTTAGGAATAGAGGAATTAAAGACCAGCCTTTAGCACTAACTAAAAGAACTAAAGCAAGAACAATTTATATAGAAGTATGCTTCATAGATAGTTCTGGAGATGTAGCTATACTTAATAAATATGGAATGAATGGAATTGCTAAAGCAATAGTCAATGGTGTTTTAGGCGCATCTTCAAATGTAACACCAAATAAACCAACAAGCAACAATAATAGTTGGATTAATTTAGATGGTAAAACAGGCACTATAAATACACCAAGCGGTGTAAATGTAAGAGAAAAGAAATCTACATCTTCTAAAATATTAGGGGCTTTACCTAATGGAGCAAAGGTTAATTTATATCGTAAGGAAGGAGATTGGATACACATTTATTATCCTCCACATGGTGGTTATGTTTATGCTAAATATATAAGATATTAATTTTAAAGGTACTTCTATAATGGGAGTACCTTTTATTTCTTGCTTACTTTAATTTTAGAACCTTGTAAAATCAATACTTCTATGCTATTCTTTAAAATAAGGAATGACTATTTTGCTATGGTTGAACATTAACATAGAATGTATTTAAATGTTGTAGTAATACTATAATCTGTACTTATAGATACAGTTGAACATTAACATGGGATGTATTTAAATATTGCTGTTACAGAATCTTTACCAACATTATCATATAACGTATTATTAAAAATAGTAGTTGTAGCTTATGCTATAGCTACTATTTTTTCATTACTTTATTGGGAAAATTGTTATAAAACATATAAAAAATTGCATAAAAGGCATTGACTTATTATAGTACATGTACTATAATATAATTGTAGGGAGGTTCATATGAATAATAAAGATAGACAAAAAGTGGCGGATAAAAAGTGGATTGAAAAAAATAGAGAACATGCAACTTATTTAAGAAATAGAAGCAGTGCAAGAAGCTTTATAAGAAATAAGGCTACTACGGAAGATTTAGAAGAATTAAAGGGGTTAATAAAAGAAAGGGAAGAATTTCTAAAAAGGGAGATTTAAAATTGAAAAAGGAAATAAGATTTTTAATAATAGGGCTGCTAATAGGAATCTGTACAAGGTTTATCGGTGTTGCTAAGGCAGTCGAGGCGGCAGAAGATAACTGCCCTAACAATGGAGAGTATATGTATTGCACAGACAAAGGTAAACCTCTTTGGACATCTATATATGATGTAAGGCAAGAGGAGAAATTCATTTATTTCAGATATCCAAATAGTAGTAAAATAATTAAACTAACAGAATTAAAATAAAAACAAAGAGGTAGTTTCCCAAGAGGAACTACCTTTTTTATATACAAGATTTGTTGATTTATTTACAAATATAACATTTTTGTTATAATTAAACTATATTAACAAGAGGGGGATTAAGGACATGAAAAAGAATACAAAATTAATGATAGGTGCAATTGTTATATTTGTTATAGGTTATTTTATTGGAGATGCAACAGCTATAAGTAGAGTAAAAAAACAGATTGGCCAAGGTGCGGAAAAAGAAGTTTCTAGTACAAAAGAGGTAGTAAAAGAAGAAAAGAAAGATATAAAAGCAGGAGAACAGTCGCCTGTAGGAAATTTAGGTGTTAAAATTTTGGAAGCTAAAGAGAGTACAGCCATTTCAAATGAATCAGGAAAGTCAACTCCAAGTGGAAAGTTTATAGTTATAAAATTAGAGCTAAAAAACAATGGTGAAGAAGCTACAGAATATAATACACGTGAATTTGCACTAAAAAAAGATAAGACAATATATGAAGTTGATGATAATGCTTTTGAAGCTTTAGGACAACTTAATAGTCAAGAAACTATATATAATAAGAATAGTAATTTTATTGGAGCATACGATAAATTTAATTCTGGTATAACCAAGAATGCGTATATTGCGTTTGATGTACCCAAGGAAACTAAAATAGAAGATTTGAAATTAATTACAAAACATAATAAAGGAATACAATTTAATCTTAAATAATAAAAAAACTCTAGAGGGTTAACCTTTAGAGTTTTTCATATTTACACAATTGTTTACCATCTATTATGCAATCTTCATGCGGGCAATAGCAACATATTATATCCATAATACATATATCAAGTTCATGTGCAATTTTTTCTATTTGTGTTAATGTAGGGTTATTTAAGCCTTTTTCTGTTTTTATTATTTTTTTATCAATAAGTCTTTGAATATTATCTTTTATAAATTTTCCAGTATTGTTGTTTTTCAT